GTGCACAATTAGGATTTATGACTAATGGCACACTTGTTAGTAATATTTATAGTGATGCCACAAGCGGATTAAATTTAGTTACTGCAACTGTTGTACCTATTTCTCTATATACAAATGGTGCCGAACGTATGCGTATCACCTCCGCTGGTAGCGTAGGTATAGGTACTACATCTCCTGCGGGATTTTTTACTATAGCCAAATCTGTTAATTCAGGTACAGCTGATGTTCTTTACTTGTCGAATCCAAGTCAAACGGGAGTTACTGCCGCTTCATTAAATTTCATTAATGCTGATAGTGTTATAAAGTCTTCTATCGCTGCTGCCGTTTTTGGTAATGACTACATGACATTCAATGTAGGTAGTAATACTGAAAGAATGCGCATTACAAGCGCAGGTAACGTTGGTATAGGGAGGATTGCTCCCGATTATTTGCTTGAAGTAAATAATTCAATAAAGTCATTTGGTAGTTTTGTTTCAGATGGGAATGGTTCTGTTGCTGCTAACTTTTATGCTACAGGTCAAATAGTCTCTGGTGCATCAGACCAACCATCATTATATTTAGATACAACTTGGAACACAACTGGTAATGCAAGAGGAATTGAATTTAACGTAAACAATACGTCAAGTGGTGCATCTTCAAAACTATTAAATCTTAAAGTTGATAATGCAACTATGTTCAATGTGAGCAAGGGTGGCGCAATAACAACATCAGCACCAACCGGATATGCTGCTAAACCATATAAACTCGGTGAAGTATTGACAAACGCAGCAACAGCAGATAGGTCAATAGTAGTAGAAATTGATGGAACAGTTTATTATTTGTTAGCAAGTACAACAGCACCATAATTTATAAATATTTAATAAATAAAAACAAATATAATATGACAACGTACAAATGGATTATTTCGCAAATGAACGAGTACCCAACAACTCCTGACAACCTAACTGATGTGGTGTTCACAGTACATTGGAGAAGGCAAGCAGAGCAGATTGATGGTGACAAGACCTGGTTCGCAGAGACCTATGGCGCACAGAGCGTTCCTTCTCCTTCACCAGAAGATTTTACTCCATATGCTGACCTCACTCAAGCAATGGTAGAGGGATGGTTGGAAGCATCTTTGGATGTGGTAGCAATTGATGCATCACTTGACGGACAGATTGAGAACCAAAAGAACCCAAAAGAAGTATCCCTTCCTTTGCCTTGGATGACAAATAATATCTAAATTTGTAAAAATTAAATACTATGACACTTATTGAACTGAAAGCAGCAGCTTACGATCTTTTAGCAAATTTAGAACATCTTCAAAAGCAACTTCAAGAGGTTAATCAGAAGATTGCCGAGGAGCATCAAAAAGAGAACAACGAAAATGGATAAAAAAATTAGTGCATTACCGATTTCATTTGAGCAGTTCAGCAAAGACCCCGTAAAAGGTTTTCTGTTCATTACATTGATTGCAATTGGTTATCTTTATGTTGACCAAAAGATGCAATACACCGAGCAGATTGAACGGCAAGGAAGCAAGATAGAAAAGTTAGAAGCAAAGATTGATGCTCTTGGTATGCAACTCAAGAGGTCTGATTCATTGCTCTCAGCGACAACATCTAAAATCTTAGTCCTTCAAGAACTTGGAAAAATCAAATGAAACGATTAATTGTATTACTATTTATCTCATCATGTGCCAACCCTGTCAAAGAGGAGAAAATCCTTTTTGATGGGGTTGATACTATCCTTATGCAATCAAGGGAACATATTGATACTATTGTAAAGTTCCTCCCAAAAGTTGACAAGCAGATTGAGAAAGCAGAGAAGCAAGTATTGCTAAACGTATTAAGCATCAAATTGCAAAATGCTAAGTTAAAAGAGGATGCAAAAATAGTCAAGACTATTACCATTAGAGATACCATTATCATCAAGGAAAAGACAAACTTTTGGGGCAGAAAGAAAACTTCTACGGATTCCATATCATCAATTGACTCAACTGAAAATCAATGAAACAATTCTTTTGTGAAGAAAACGGCAGACTATCAATGAAGCGTTTATGTGGATTTATCTGCGTAATGATTATTTGCGTAACAATGTACCATAACTCATTCTACGAAACAGAACCATCAGAAGCACTTGTTTACTCTGTGTCTGCTCTTGCGTTTGGTTGCTTGGGTTTAACTTCAGCAGAGAAAATATTCAAGAAAGATGAAAATAAGGATTAGTCTTTTATTGCTTTTGTTAATTGGTTGCAACCCAGTAAAGCAGGTTTTGCGCGACCAAGATAAACTTGAAGAAGTCGCAAAGGTTGTGGTTAAGGGCGGATGGTGTGCTAATGACACTACCTTTATTGTCAAGTCTGATACATTGGTTGAGTTTGACACTTTAGTGAACATAGATATTCAAGTTGACACACAAAAAGTAAACGAATTTGTTTATATCACCAATTGGAAAACAAGGGACATAATCAAGTCTGTAACCATCCATGACACAGTTAAGTCCTTCATTGTAGATAATGCACGTGTGAGGTTATTACAGGCAGATTCAGCACGTTTAGGTGGAGAGGTAATAGAATGGAAAGGAAAGGCAAAAAGAAGGCAAATTTGGTTGTTTGCAATCATTGCAATGATATTGGGTGCATTATACATTAAATCTAAAATATGAAACTGAACAAAGAAGGTGCAGACTTAATCAAATCATTTGAAGGATGTAAACTTAAAGCATACCAATGCTCTGCAATGAAGTGGACTATTGGGTACGGCAATACTTTCTTTGAAGATGGTACACCAGTTGTTGCAGGAAATGCAATATCTCAAGAGAAAGCAGAGCAACTTTTTGAACTGATTTCAAATGATTTCTCTGCTAAGGTTGTAAAATTAGTGCCATCGCATATAACCCCTAACCAATTCGGTGCATTAGTTTCTTTTGCATATAATTGTGGCATTGCTAATCTTCAGAAGTCAACATTGTTGAAAAAGGTTATTGCTAATCACAATGACCAAAGCATAAAGGCAGAGTTCTTAAAGTGGAACAAAGCAGGTGGCAAGGTTCTTGCAGGTCTTACAAGAAGAAGGGAAGCAGAATCTAATCTATATTTCAAATGACAAAGGTTAACATTTGTGCAGATTATCGTGAAAGGTTCGGATGGGATATGCCGACCTTAAAACTTGCAAGGATTATCTATCAAGATAATCCTTTGCTTTTTAATTCAATTGAAACGGCAAGAACGGCATTAAGAAGCATTGAAGGTAAAGCAGGTCAGAGAGTAGCAATCAGAAAAGAGGTTGATGGAAGACCTAAGAATCCTTATAACTTGCCACAATCTGATGAGGCAATTTATGAACCTTATCAACTAAAAGCGAAGCGTTTGTTGGTTCTTTCCGATATCCACATTCCTTACCATAGTATTGATGCGTTAACCTGTGCATTTGATTATGCTAAAAATGAAAAACCTGATGCAATACTTTTGAATGGTGATACCTTAGACTTTTTTGGTTTATCGCGATTCGCTAAAGACCCAAAGGCAAGATCATTTGCACATGAACTAAAAACATTTAAGGAATTTATGGATGTGCTGAAAAGTACATTTGATGCCAAGATTTACTTCAAGATTGGTAATCACGAGGAAAGGTACTTCCATTTTCTTTGGATGAAGGCACACGAGATTGTTGGGGTAGAGGAGTTTGAACTTGAAAATATCATCAAGTCAAGAGCAGAAGGAATTGAGATAATTAAGGACAAGCGCATAATGAAAGCAGGTGATCTTAATATTATTCATGGTCACGAGTTTGGTGGATCAGTATTCAGTCCTGTAAACATTGCCAGGGGATTGTTTTTAAGGGGCAAGGTAAGTGCTATGCAAGGCCATAATCACCAGACCTCAGAGCATACGGAAAGAGATATGAATGGGCGCATCACAACCACATTCTCAGTTGCCTGCCTTTGTGAATTGCATCCGGCCTATCTCCCCATTAACAAATGGAATCATGGATTTGCCATTGTTGATATTGATGGTCAGGAATTTGAGGTTAGAAACAAACGTATTCATAACGGCAAAGTTTTGTAATATGGAAGATGATCTTGTTTTAGGTGATGAACAAGAGGTTGAGGAGATTATAGAGGAAATATCATACACAGAATACATATCAGCATCAGTTGAGGTTTTAACTATGCTTGAAAGTGCAAACCCTATGACAAAAAGTGAAGTAAAAAGGGTAGAAAGTTTAAGAAAGATGTGCTTTGAGATGCTTGAATTTTCGGTAAAATCCATGCACGAAACTTTGTTTTGTAGTTAGTTTTTTGGTTGTTTTTTCCCCCCTTATGTCTATGAGGGGGTTTTTTCATATTATTAAAAAAAATATATATCTATTTTGTGTTTTGTATGTATTAAGTATATATCTTTGCTTTATAAACAAAAACAAATAGCAATGAAAGAAATTAGAGAACTAAGAAAACAAAAGGGTTTAACCCAAGAAAAGTTGGCATCACTTAGTGGTGTTACAACAGTTACAGTTAACAGAGCAGAAAACTCTGGTAAGATGAGGCAATCAACTTATATCAAATTGGTCAACACATTAAACCAACTCCAAGATGCTATATCTATGCCTGTTGCTTCTGGCTTGTAGTTTAGTGGGGATAGTGATGATTAATTATGACAAGAGTAATGTACAAAAAATGGTACAACGCAGAACCTTATATCAAATCCCGTCAGCCTTTTGGGATGAGTATAACTCACTCACACTTGACATATACTATATGTCAAAAGGAAGTGCAGAAGCCATTAGGTACAAGATTGAGGATTTTGAGTACAAGTACAGCCAAACTGTTGACCAAATGGTTTACAACGATAAAATGGCAGAGATACTAAGGTGCTACCAAATGAAGCAAGAATTTTTAAACAATAAAACAAAGCAAAATGGGACTAACTAACAGTCAAGGCGGATCAAAAGTGTTTTTAAGCATCAGTAACGGAAAACTCGTGAGGAGTTTTAAAGAAAAGACAGAAGGTGCGGTGTCTCGCATCAACAAGGCAGGTCGTGAAGTCTATGAGATGTTCTATGACTCTCTTGAGGGAACAATTAAAGAAGTCGGCACAAAGGAAAGCGACTATGGCAAGTTTCTTGTCGTGCAAGTTGAGTCAAATGGTGTTAACTATCAGCTTGAGATGAACTTCTCATCTGGTTATAGCGCATCTTTCCTCAAGACTCTGCCAAATGTAAAGCTTTCTGACAGGGTGCAAATCACCCCAAAGCTGACCATTGAAGGTGACAAGAAGAAGTCAGTATGCTTCCTCAACCAAAATGGTAGTGGACTCAAGTGGGCATTTACTCGTGAGAACCCAAATGGTATGCCTGACCTGGTTAAGATCAAGGTAAAAGGCAAGGATACTTGGGATGACTCAGATAGGATGGAGTTCCTTGAGAACAATGCCAAAAGCCTATTTGGCGCAAAGGCTGAAGAATCTGATGAAGTTCCTTTTTAGACTTTAGACAAGGTTGGTGTAATCGGGAATAAATACCGACTTGGGTAGCATCCGCAAAAATGCGGAGATATGGGTTCGAATCCCATACCTTGTCCTCACTTTTAAACAAACACTATGCAAAATTTCAACATTGACATCAACAAAGGCCGTATTGAGTTCGTGGACAATCGGTTCTATGCAACTGAAAACGGCAATTACGTTCCATCAGTTACAACAATTCTTGAAGCCTATCCAAAAGACGCAGCCTTCTTTAAATGGCTCAAAGATGTGGGTCAAGATGCTGACAACATCAGAGATGAGGCAGGGCGCAGAGGGTCACTTGTGCATGAACTGACTGAGCAATACGATCAACACCAAGAGGTAACATTTGTCAACCAATACGGAAAGCCTAAGTACAAAATGCTTGAGTGGGCAATGTTTGAGAGGTATGTTGACTTCTGCAATATACAGACTCCAAAGATGCGAATGATGGAGATGCACTTCTCATCTGATGTGCTTGGGTTTGCAGGCACAGTTGACCGCGTGCTTGAGATAAATGGTAAAGAGTACCTTGTTGACATCAAGACATCCAACAATATGCACGAGTCATATTGGTTGCAATTGGCAGCTTATAATGAGTTGTTAAAGGAATACGACTACCATGTTGAAGGAGTGGCTATATTGTGGCTCAACGCCAAGACAAGGACTGCCGGAAAGGGAGGAGCAATACAAGGCATTGGTTGGCAACTACTCACCAGAACACTTGAGGAGTCAGCAAAGAACTGGGAGACATTCCAAACAACATTTTCACTTTGGAAGTCAATCAACGAGGACATCAAGCCAAAGCGCACATCTTATCAAATAACATATCAAAAGAATGAAGGATAAAATTGTAGAGCAAGTGGTGCAGAAGTTCAATCAACGATCACAGAGAGGCATTGAGAAATACGGGTCAACCTTAGAGAGAAATGACCTTGATGTGGTTGATTGGATGAACCACTTGCAAGAGGAACTTATGGATGCCATCCTTTATTTAGAACGTATGAAAAAAGACATCAATGGGTAGCTCAGTTGTATCATGTATCCATCATTTGAAGTTAGCTGATGAGTATGCAAAGGACTTTGTTCGGTCAGCACCAGGCACTCGTGGAGCCACAATATTTGCCAATTATTCGTTAAAGCTAAATTGGATACTTAGAGATGTTGTAACTTACCCTCACTTTGATGATGAGGTACGCGAAGGGATGAGAAAGGAGATTGCATCTGATGCATTTTCCTACGACTCGCTGACTGAGAAGCTTGCACTACTTAACCCAGATCAACGCGAGGAACTTGATGGACTGTTAAGCGATATTCTTAGAGGAAAGACAATTGAAATAACAATCAAATAAGGTATGACACTACAAGAAAGAGCAAAAGAACAAGCAAAAGAATTAATAAATGAATTTATAAATCCAACAATTAAA